AGTTGTCGTTGAAAAACGCTGCTAGAATCAATGAAAAGCTTAAGGCTGACCACCGTTCTGATTTCGAGTGGGATCGTGAAAGAATCAAACAATACAACAAGGAAAAACCATGAAAGTATTAGTAGCTTGCGAGTACAGCGGAACCGTCAGGGATGCGTTCAAATCCAAGGGCCATGAGGCATGGTCATGCGATTTGCTTCCAACTGATCGCCCTGGATTGCATCACCAAGGAGATGTGATTGAATTTATTAAGAACAATCCAGGTTGGGATCTTATGATTGCTCACCCGCCCTGCACCTATCTTGCTGCATCTGGTTTGCATTGGAACAAACGCATTCCAGGGCGTGACCAACTCACCTTGGAATCATTAGAGTTCGTGACCCTCTTATTCAATGCACCTATACCCAAAATCGTATTGGAGAATCCTATTGGGCGAATCAATACAGCAATCAGGAAACCTGACCAAATAATTCAGCCTTGGATGTTTGGGGAGGATGCATCAAAGTCCACTTGTTTATGGCTTAAAGGTGTACCCAAGCTTGAAGCAACTGACATCATAAAGAAGGACAGGTACGCAAACCAAACGCCATCAGGACAGAACAACCTTGGCCCATCAAAGGATCGCTGGAAGATCAGGTCAACCACCTATCAAGGTATTGCAGATGCTATGGCAGCACAATGGGGATGATTCCACTAGTAAAAACACCATGTAATCATGTATACTCTTAGCCTAAGAGGGTTTGTTAAGACCCTCTTTTCTTTTGGCTCAAGGTATATATAATGGATGACAAAAACTTTTGGTCGTTCACGGACATCGCTGCTGACCTTGACTTAGCATATACAACCATCCGTAGAAACATAGAAACATTCATCAAGCAAAAGAAAATGAAACCATTGACCCGCATGAAAGCGGACAAAGGGCATTTTTGCTCGGTCATGGATAGTACCCAGTACAGTCTGTTTCGTGAGCTAATGCGTGGAAGAACCGCAGTAAACAAGGATGATGAAACAGTTAATGACAAGATGTCTGACGATGGGTTCTTCTATCTAATCTTATTGGTTCCAGAGTTTTCAGACGGTAGGATTAAAGCTGGATTCACATCTCGATTAGACTCCAGGTTCAGCGAACACCTGATGTCTGCTCCAACCGCAAAATTAATATACTCAACTCCTTGTCAACGAGCGTGGGAAACATTCCTGTTAGCTTATGTACACAGTCATGGTAAAAAGATCAGATCAGAAGTATTTGATGTTCCTGATACAAAGGTTTTAATCAAAAACCTTAAGACCCTCTTTTCTCAAGTTGGGCAACGAAAATGAATCACGGCAAATAAGTCCAGCATCGTGGACTAAGGAATCGTCTTAGTTAAGGGAAACGCATTTGCGTGAACTAACGGTTGCTAAGTCGAATCATATAAGTTGCATTCATTCCATAATACATTTCGGTTTTGTGTGGCTTGAATCCAAATCTTTCCCAGAACTTATTTGAATCAAGTACAGACATCAATGCTTTAGGGTACGATTTAATTTTAAGAACTTCATTAACTAATGCGGAGGCATATCCATTTCCACGATGCTCTTTTAATACGCAAAGATCGTGAATGTAGTAACAGGTTGGATGTTCTATGTTTTTGTAGTAGCAGTTAATTGGATATGGCTTAAACAAAATGTAGGGGAATGAAATGATATATCCTGTCACATCATCCCCTGGCTGGCAGACAAAGCATCCATCAGGATAAGCAATCATCTTAGAGCGAAACGATTCAACACCTTCATAATAATTATCTGGATAACTATTGGTTCCAATGCTGTCGATAGAATCAAAATCATTCTTTGTCGCTTTTCTTATCATCTTCCTCAGTACCTTTAAGAAGTTCAGCCAGGGCAATATAAGCAGCAGCATCTTCAAGGGTATCTTGATGATACCCTTGAGAAAGACGAGCAAGCTTTAACATTGCCATCATTACTGCTACTTCATAAGCGGTAACTTCACGCTTCAAGAAGTTAGTCCACATTGATGCAATACGCTTTAGATTAAGCTCTGGAGCATCGTATTGATTAGCCCTTTCAACAATATGTTCAGTACAGCGGGAAAAGAATTCGTTAAGTAAATACCTATCCATTTATTTTCCCCTTTAATTCAGATCGTTTTTTAATTGCTGATTCTAATGGAATCAAAAAGGTCTTGTTGTTTTTGTTTTCAAGCGGGTTTTCATGCTGATCAATGTGTTCAGCAATAATTGATGAATCATCCAGGTCGATAACACCTTCTAACTTGTTTCGCATTAAAAAATATCCAATGCGAACCCTGTTAACCCCAATGATCTTTGCTGCTTCTCTTGCTGTTACATATGTTTGATCGCCAACTTTAATTGCCATTTGAAACACCTTCCATTTCTCTTCTATTGTTAATTTGTTCTAATACTGCTGCCCTAATCTTTTCGTCAACAAGTTCTCGCTCTTTAGCTTTCTCTTGCTTCTTTAAAGTAGCAGCAAGTTTCTTTTCTTTTGCTGTTATCTTTCTTGTTTCTCTCCGCATCATTTTATCTAATACCGAAGACATGGGTACGAGAAAATGAGACTTACTTTTCTTGTTAAACTTTTCCAGTTCAACAGGATCAATTTCAATACCAACCGCCTTGATTGTATCCATCAAAGGCTTTTGATCGCTTAGATCAATCACCCCACGAAATTCATTTCGGTAAAAATAATGAGCAATCAATCCAGCTTTAACACCCATAACAAGTTGGGCCTCTGGGCTAGTCAAATACAATTCATCGTTAATGTATACTGGCATAACTATTTACCATCCTTTCTAACTAACTCTTCTGCAATTTCTAAAAGCTTAGAACTATTTGCCGATTGGAATTTAAGGATTGGATACAGACTCATAAGTATAACAATTCTTTCATTTAACTTTTGTGTCCATCTCCATCCATTTGCTTCTATTCCATTGACGGTTACGCTTACACCATCATAAATAGCCTGTTGGCATCCTCTAGACTCGATTAACCCTGGGAACAAACCATCTATTGTTTCTGCAACATCTTGGAGAAGATCAGAAACTTTCTTTTTATTAAGCTCGTAAGGTTCATTGCTGTCAACCTTCCTAACAGCTTTAGCCCATTCGCAACAAGCCATACAAGCAGCAAAATTGATGTATGAATCAGGCTTGCGTTTAGCTACTTCAGAATCATCCCAAAGCACAGATAAATTGGCCAAAGCTTCTGAAGCAGCAGCAAACATCTCGTCAGGCATTATTTCAAGACCTGTGAGTTCCCTTGCAATAAAGGATGCCCTTCTAGAACAGGTTTGAACTGCTGCAACCTTTGATATTTTTGCCATTTTCTTGTCCTCTGGGCTTCCGTTCCCCGAATCTTTATTCTTAAACATTATAACCCCTTCTTTCAGTTTTTGGTAAGCTCAATTGCAACATAAGAATCGTCACCATTCGTAAGCTTTTTGCCTAGTCTAATCGTGATAGATTTAACACAATCAGTATCATCTCCTAGAAGATAACCACAATGCTGAAGTTGATCGAGTATCGGCTTGATTCGATTATCCAAATCGGATTTTCTCCAGTTTCTCCCTGGGTAAACCATAATCAGTACATCCACAGGAAACAAACAGGGATCAATCCTATTTCGATCATCCGTATGGTGAAGGTTTTCCTCCCTCCATTGGCGATACTTTTCACTAAGTATCACTCTACCCTTATAATTCCTCCAGCAGCTATTAGCTGATGGAGGAAGGGTAAAGAGTATTGGGTCTATTTTCATATTATCTCCAAGACCAAGCGGGTGCTACGATCTTGGGAACAACCCCATAATACTCAGGCACAAAATTACCAGTCTGATGAGCAGCAAGGTATTTGCGAATCGCTTCAAAAACTTGGTTCTCTGCCCGATCCAAATCGCTTGAATCAAACTGGCAGATCATGCAAGAAGGATACTCATTTTTATCAACAACGATATGGTAAACATCGTTAATTGGAATGTGCATCGACCTTAGACAAAATCGATATAAAGCCATCTGACGAAGGTATCCATTGAAGACACATTCTTTCGCCCAGTCCATTGGATCGTAAGAGCCAACAGTTTTCAGATCAACTAACAACCCTTTTTCTGGACAGTACATATCAGGTATGAACTTGATTTGTAATGGTTGCCCATCAAATTCAATAGTGGTTAAAATCTCTTGCTCTTTAATGATCGATGGCGAATTAAAATACTGCGAAGCAGAATTTTCTG